TTTAGGGGGGTTTGGGGGGTCTTTTTCTTTTGCCGGGGATGTCGGTGATCGTGCTGCGGCTTGCTTGCATCCGCCCGTCATCACTCTTTAGACACACACGGCAAAGCTGTTAAAAAGGAAGTTCCCCGTCATCCTCAATTTCAGCGAAATTATCAGTGGGGGCGGGGGCGGCATAGGCACTTTGGGCGGTGGTCTGCCCAGCGGTGCTTGCAGAGACGCAGACGTAATCTGCCACCAAATCGTTATAGGTCTTGCCCTCATAGTCGTGGCTCTCCACGCGGCCCACGGCGAATACGGAATCGCCCTTGCGGACATTGGCAAGGAGCCGTGCCCAATGGCCCCAGCCCTTGACGGTGAGCCATGCGGTGGTGCCGTCCTGCTTATCGTAGGCCGGTACGGAGACGGAGCCGACCTCCTTTCCGCTCTGGGTGGCGTAGATCTGGCCGTCCTTGGCGGCGCGGCCCACGATCAGGCCGGTTTTCAGCTGCTTGCCCTCCTTGCTGTAGGTGGGCAGTCCGTTGATAAACATCAGGCATCCTCCTTCGGCTCCAGCGCATCCAGCAGGGCGTCAAAGTCCTTGCTGAGTACCTTGCTGGCGCTGTCATAGCCGTGGGACTTCAAGAGGGTTTTCGCCTCCTGCTTCGTCAGGCCGTGGCGGGAACAAGCCGAATAGAAGAATTTGACCTGCGCGGCGGTAATGGGGGCGTTGGGGTCCTTGTTGGTCATGTAGGCGCTGCCGTCCTCGGTGTCGCTCTCGATGTCCTGCGTAAACATATCGGAGACGCAGCCGAGGGACAGGGCAGCGGAGACAAGGGCGCGCTTCTGAGCCATCTTGACGGCGCTGTTGGCACCGTCATAGGGGGACTGGGAACCGGTGCGGCCCTCCCGGGTGTTGCCGGAGCCGTAGGCGGATGTAATGACGTACTCTTTGCCGTCATAGATTTTGATGAGGTCGCAGCGGACAAGGAAGTAGAAAAAGCCGTGCTCCGTGTCCTCAATGCGGCTCTCGATGGTGTAGTGTTGGCAGAGGCCGTAAGTCACGGCTACCTTCTCCGCACCGGGCTTGTAGAGGGCGGGGTTTTTTGTCAGGGCGTCGCCGTTTTTTTTGCGGATCATGCCGAAGTCGATGCCGCGTCTCAGGGTGACGGGCACGCCGCCAGGTATGCAGATGGTGTAATTCCCGGTGCGGGGGACGGGGGCCACCGTCAGGGCAGCGGCGGTGTATTGATACAGGGCGAGTTCATTCATATGCGTTTCTTCCTTTCTGTGGCTTTGTGAAGGGTGCGGCAGGCGTTCACCAAATTTGAATTTGGTTCTACATGGCGAAGCTCATAAGTGCCGTCCTTTGAGAGTTTCAAGGCATAGAGCGCTTGAATTTTTCCGAAACCGCAGCGTGGGTCCCATGAGAAAATCATCTTGTAGGCGGTGAGCTGGGCGGAGAGGGCGGCGTCATGGAGCTGACCGGTCTTAATGTCCAGAATCGCGGGGGCATTATGGATGATGCCAAAGCGGTCCATCGTTCCGGCCATTTTCATATTCCGGTCCGCTATGGGACATTCAATCAGCTTCCATTCCGGTTTCCAGTCCTTGAGGAACCGGCGGTATGCTTTCAGGTATCCGGCGATCTCCGGGGTTTCCTCCGGCTCTTCGCCGTAGTCAATGAGGGCGCAGGCTTCGTGGACGGCGGTTCCCCGGCGGGCGGCAGGCTCCGCCAGCCATGGCCGGTCTGACTTGTAGTCATAGGCGCAGAAGCGGGTGACTTCGGTCACGCTGGGAAGCTGGATGCCGTCAAGGGTGTAGGTGTGGGTGGCCTCGTCAAATGTCAGCATGACGGCCCCTCCGTATACAGGACCGGGATACCAAGGGCATCGGCAAACAGGTCCATATTTTTATCCAGTTCGTTCGACAGGTAGTCCTTAAAGCAGGGCGGGCAGCACAGCTCTCCATTGGGCAGGACGAATACGCGGTCGCAATCGTCCTCCGCATTGGGGTTCAGGGGATGCAAACAGAAGTGGCAGATGGGATAGGTTTTTCTGGTCATAGTTGGGTCTCCCTCCAGACACGGACCGCATGGGCGATGTCCGTATAGTTTTTGGTTCGGTAGCCGCAGGAATCGCAGAGGACGAAAAAGCCATCCGTGTTCCCTGTGGCTACCATCCGCTTGCCGCCGTACATCCCACAGCGGGGACAGGGCGGCAGCTCTTTCATTTGACGGCGGCGGTCCATCAGACCGCCCCCAGGATATAAGCCAGAGCCAGGGCCAACAGGCACAGAAAGCAGCCGAAGGAGACCCAGGCGGAGAAGTCGGCCCGGCTCCGGCGGCGCTCCTCCCGTGTGCGGTTATCTCTTTTCACGGCGAGGCCCCCTTTCGATGCGATCCACGATCCGCAGGGGCCACGCGGCGACGGTGGCCACGCCGATCAGCATGAAAACGTATGTTGTTGTGTCCATAGCTAAACCTCCCCAAAGTGGTAGCCCTGACGGTGGCCATCGTCGAAGCTAACGAGGAACCAGCGGTGCGGGCTGTTGATGTAAGTGACGGTGCCGGTTTTTTGGCGGGGATGGTCGCCCTCAATTTGAAACGGCCATGTTCCCCGTGCGCCCAGTGACGGACGGTGGGGTGTTTCCGGGGCCTGACGGCTGCGGGCGATGCTGTTGTAGCTGCTCATTTTTTGCCTCCGCAGAGTTGCCGGGCGAAGGTGGCGGCGGAGATATGGCCGCTGGCGTCCATAGGGTAGTACTTCCTGACGGTGCGGGGATCCCGGATGCCGGTGAACGCCTTGATGTCCTTGATGTTCAGAAGCTGCCGCCCTCCGGTAAAGGCGAGGATTTGTTCGAGATTGTCTCGATATGCTGGATGTTCCATAGGGGCCTCCTTCTTTTGTTTTGTCGTGATCGCGATTGATTGGGCGGGGTATAGCTAATCTAAGCCGCCGCACTGCCGAGCTAATTTATTCCATTCCGTTGCTATTCCTAACTGCACCATGCTCTTCCATTGCTGCTCTTAGCAGTACGCAACTTCGCCCCTCCATGGCATGGCTTCTCTGTGCATTGCCTTTGCATTGCTGAACGATTCGCGGCCCATCCGTTGCCGCGCCGAGCACAGCTATTCCGTTGCCCCGCAGCGCACTTCCGTTGCCATTCTTTGCATCGCTCCGCTTTGCCATGGCTAAACTTGGCTTTTCCGTGGCCGCGCTTCGCACCGCCTAACCCCTCCGCTGCGTTACTGGATCTCCTCCCAGGTGAACCGGCCTTTTCCACTGTTGCGCCACTGGCCGATGCCGGAGAAGCGGCCATAGTCCAGCCATTCCCGGACGGCTTTCTCATGATCGTCGCAGAGGCAGACCACCCGGAACTCGCAGGTAGCGCCTGCGGGGATCTCCTCACTCATGGCAAGGCTGACGCGTTCACCCTGCGCCGTCTGCGCTCTCAGGGGGCGCTGACACTCGCCCACGGGGCCGTCAAACTCCAACGGGATCACGCGAGGCTCCGGGAAGATCAGCTTGTCGATCTCCTTCTTGTAAGCCTTGATCTTCTCGCTGGCCGTGCCTTTGACCTTGCGGAGACCGCCGCAGGTGTCCTTGAAAAAGCCCTTGATCTGGTAGTCATACAGGAACGGGGTGCCGTCCTCCATCCGGGGGAACACCGTCATGGCCTTTTCTGCCACGGCGTCAGCGCCCAGCGCGGAGACTTCCTCCTCCACGGTGGCGGCATCGGGGGACTTGGAGCCGATAAACTCCCGGTAGATCTCCGGGTTGGCGGGGGACGTGCCGAGGATGGGTTCGGTGAAGGTGAGCTTTACTTTCAGTTCTTTCATGTTGATTCTCCTTTTCGTGATTGCTTGTTGGTGTGAATTGGTGTATGTTTGGGGGTAAGGGGGGATGTGCGGTGCAGAGGGAATTTGAAGAATACGCAAAGAAGTTAGCGGCGGATCAAGCCGCCAAGGAACGCGCTAAACAGGATGCCGAGAAGGAACGCGAGCGCCGATTTCAGAAGAAGATTGCGATAGCACAGGTGCTTGTACCGCTTATAACGTTCATCCTGGGCATCCTCGTGGAGCACCTTTCCAGCATTGGCGAGATCGTTTTGAGAATTTTGCATAAATAAAACCTCAGGGGGGGAAGTTTAAAATGTCGAATGAACTGGAAAAAAAGCAAAGGTTTTTGAAATTATTCCAACAGCAACTCAAGGACGATGCAATGCAATATGCAGACAACCTCAAAATATTAAGTAAAACGATGACGATAGAAGAAGCTACTGCATTTTACAAATCTGGTGGGGCAACAAAAGAGGAATATGAAGAATACATCAGAAACAGAGAATGTCTTGAGACGTTTGTGAAATGGCATCCGCAAATGCAAAAATCAACGGAAAAAGCAATTTCTGACCTTAAAGCGGATATAGCTAAAATGAAAAGAAGCCAGTTCCAAAATAAAGTTTCCGACTACATAAAGGGACTTGGCATTTCACTGTTGTTGTTCCCGGTGCTTCCAATCGGGATTTCTGGATATTTGCTTATAAAATGCGGCGCATTGCCGAGTTCAAGCGAAGAAACCGTTGGACTAATTGCGGCAGGAGCACAAATTCTCGCGATTGTAATCGGGTATATCTGGGGGAAAAGAAAATAAGTGCTGGCGATTAGCTGGGGCTGTCGGTTCGATGGTTCGATTAAATCTTACTTTCTGGGTATAAAAATATTGTCCATGGGGACGCCGTAAAGATCGCAGAGGGAAAGCAGCTTGTCCGCTGGGGGGAATCGCTTGCCGATCTCCCAATTATAAATCGTGCGGCTGCTGACCCCAATGGATCTTGCGGCGTCTTCCTGCTTCATTCCGCGGTTTACGCGGGCGGCGCGGAGGGTAACTTGAAAGCTCATAGCGTGAACTCCTTTCGTTCGATTTAATCTAACATTATAATACCACCGGCGAAAAGGGATGTCAAGCAAAAGGTTAGGTTAAAACGAAAAAAAGTTCTTGCAATTCGATTAAAAATGACTTACAATGGATTTAACAAAAAAGGGGGTGAAACCAATGGGGCAAGAAGAAATCTGTGCAATTTTTGCGCGGAATCTAAATAAATTGATGGTTCGGGAGAACCTGAAACAAAGTGATCTCGTATTAAAATTGAATGTGTCGAAAGCCCAGGTATCGGACTGGTGCGCCGGGAAGAACATTCCCAGATCGAACTATCTGGCTGCGCTGGTAGACCTGTTCGGCTGTCGGCTTTCGGAGCTCATGAGTGAAAAACAGCCCGCCCCCACGAATGGAGACGGGCTGAACGCAGAAGATAAAAGGCTGCTTATGATGATCCACAATCTATCACCGGAGGACCGGGAACGGATTGTTGCAATAATAGAAGCTCTTGCAGAGCTTGAATAGCAAGCGCCTGCTTTTCCGGGGATAGGGAACGCAATGCCAACAGGATTTCAAGGTCTGTCATGGGATGCTCCTTTCTATTTGAAACCCCGGCCCGCCGAAGCGGAACCGGGGAAAGGGGAGTGGGCCTATGAGAACAATAGACCCATCTGGCAGGAAAGTCCAATTCAAAGGGAGGATTTTCCTTGCAAAAAACTTGCAAGGAGGGGAAAACGGTGAACTTTTCGGAAAAAGCCCGCGCAATGCGCATGAAAAGCCCGCTGACGCTGCGGGAGATCGGCGAGCAGTGCAATGTATCAGAAAGTATGGTATCGCGCTACATTTCCGGCGCGGCGAAACCGCCGGATGATATGGCCGAAAAGATTCTGGAGGTGTTGCGGAACAGTGAACAGGACGATGACCATGGCATTTACGCCGCTCACATCGACGATCTGCGGCGGCTGATCCGCCAGCAACAGTGGGAGAAGCGGGTATTGTTCGGGGTTCTCGTTTCCCTTTTGGTTTTTCTGCTGCTGCTCTATCTGGACGCTACTCACGGGGGCTGGGGCGCGATCCGGTACATAGGATAAATAGAAAGCCGTCTGAGTGCTGGAACACTCAGACGGCAGATGATACCACCAATCGCAATCACGACAAAGCCAAAGGAGGATCAACCACAGTATAGCACGATCCCCCTGGCGATGCAACAGGAGGAAAGGAAAAAATGGCGAAGAAAAGTAAATATGGCGTCCGCAAGGACGGGCTGCACGAGGCAATCCGCACCATCAATGGCAAGCGGGTAGCGTTTCGCGGCAAGACTGACAGAGAGGTAGACCGCAAGATATTAGAGTACAAGCTGGAGGCGGAGAAAGGCCGGAATTTCCCGGTGATCGCGGACGAGTGGGAGCGAGAGCATGAAAGCGAGATCTCCGAATCGTCCCGGCGGGTATACAGCTACGCTGTGAAGCGTCTGAAAGAGGCGTTTCCGGGGCGGGCGTCAGAGATCGAGCCGGTAGATGTGCGGAACTACATCAAGCGTTTTGAGGCGCAGGGCCGCAGCGCAAACAGCGTCGGCATTGAGCTTGCCGTCTGTCGGATGATCTTCACCCATGCCGTCATCAAGGGCGATATTCGGATCAGCCCGGCGGCGGAGGTTAAGAAGAGCCGGGGTCTGCCCTGCAAAAAGCGGGAGGCGCTGACGGAAGAGCAAGAGGAGGCCGTTCGGGCGGCGGGCGAGGCTAAGACGGCGCGCTGGTGGCTGTTCGGGTATCTACTGCTTTACACCGGATGCCGCCGGGGTGAAGCGCTGGCGCTGACGTATCGTGACATCGACCGCAAAGCTGGCGTGATCCACATCGATAAGAAGATCAACTACGCAACCACCAAGCCGGTTTTGGAAAACCACCTGAAATCGGAGAACGGTCTGCGGGACATTCCCCTGCTTCCCCCTCTGGCGGAGGCACTGCCGAAAAACCGGATCGGGTTGCTGTTCCCCGGTGACGATGGGGGCTATATGCGGCCCCACGAGATCACGCGGGAGTGGCGGCATTACTGCCGGGACGTGGGCCTGAATCAGATCCAGCAGGGCGAAAACGGCGAGACGGTGGAGACGTTCCCCATCACGCCGCACTGCTTCCGGCATAGCTTTGCGACAATCTGTTATGAGGCGGGGCTTGACCCCAGACAGGCGGCTGGGCTGCTGGGCGATACGCCGGAGGTGGTGGAGGCGGTTTACACCCATCTGCGGCAGGACCGGAGGCAGACGGCAGCCGAAAAGCTGACGGCGTATTTCGACGAGAAACCCGTCTCGCAACTGTGAAGTTACTGTGAAGTATTTATTCAATTTTTCTACATCAGGTTACATCAAAACGCAATTCTAAAAAACACCGGAAGCGTTGAAATTGCGTGGTTTGATGGGCTTTTGTGCAGGCTGATGTAATAAGGCGTAGATGGTGAATAAATAACCATCTGTTAACACTTTATGAGGATTTCAGTGGGATTTCTGGCTATACTGTGAACGTACTGTGAAGCATGGCGAAAACGGAATAAAAAATCAGCGGCTCGGATGGCTCCGGGCCGCTGTTCTTTTTCGGTTGTCAGATGCTCAGCATGGCGGCACCGTTAACGGTGATCTGTGCCTCATCTGGGTGGGCATTATTCCAAGCGTCCTTGAACGTCCAAGCGTTGAAACGGAAATCCGGCAGGCTGGGAAAGGGGATCAGCTCGCCCAACTCGCCCAGCACGTTACACACGGCCAGAGCGGAAGCGCGGGAGATCGGAAGAAAATACAAGCGCTGGATCTCGCGCATGATGGCGTTGTGTGCGTCCTCTTCCGGCGTGGTGGGCATCAGTAGCGGGACCAGAAATGCGAGGGTGTCCGCCTCCGGCTCTGACTGCTTGCGCTCCACCTCTGCCACGATGGCGGCAGTGTTGCCGCCCAGCATGTAAAGGTAGCCACTTGCAATGGAGCCGTATTTGGCCTCGTAGCGCTCCATCAGATTAGCCATTGTTCCGGGCCTCCTCTCGATGATCTCTCAGGTATTTTTCGGCCTGCTCCGCCATGTGGGAGCAGTGCCAGCCCTCCGGGGTGTTTAGCCCGCAGTTGCCGCAGTTACCGCAGCGGCGGTACTCGTCCAGGATCGCAGCGGCGTGAGCCGCGTCTCTGATATAGTAGTTTGCCATGGCGTTCAGTCCTTTCTCCGGCGGGGGCCGGTCTGTAAGTTGATGGTAACATGGGGCGCGACGGTTGTCAACGCTCCCAGCTGCGCTTCTCGGTGTCCTGCATGGTCTCAATGCCGGGGCGCTGGTGCTTCAGCTCCGCGAACCGGGCAAAGGCTTTCCGGCGCTCCGTGCCGAAATATTTCTCGTCCAAAACGCGCTCCGTTGTGCCGTCCTCATAAGTGCGGACGATCCGCACAAAGTAGATTACCGGCTTGCCCTTGTAACCGGGGTCACGGATCAGCTCCAGCCGGTCACGGTAGGCGGCAGTTGCAAGGGCGGCGTATCGCTCCGCCAGGGCTGCGCGGTACTCGTTCAGCTGGTCGATCAGGGTTTGACACCGGGCAATCATCCGGGCGGCGCTGTCATCGTGGGTTTTGATGCGGTCGGCGGTCAGGACGTCGGGTCGGAGCAGATAGGCGGTCAGCCGTATTTCCGCTTCCCGGCTGGGGTTGCCGTAGCGCTGGAAGAGGTCAAGATAGCTCATGGGGCGCTCCCTTCTGCGCCTTCCTTGCGGCGCGGTATGTTTCGTAGACATCGGCGGCGGGAAATTCCTTCATGCAACAGTTCCACTTTGGACGAGGGGTTTTCCGAAGATAAACGATCTCGCCGTCGTCATGATGCAAGTACCACTTTTCAAGGGTCCCGTCGTGGTTGAGTGTGTATCTTGTGGGGGCTGCGGTCGTGGCCATAGTGTTGTCCTTTCTGCCCTCGTGACCTCCGGGGCGGGCGGTTGTGTCAGTCGGCCAAATGTAACCGGCGACGGGCGGCTTCCTCGTCGATGAAGTTCGTGCATCCGCTTCTGTAAAGCTCCACGGCGGCTTCCTTCAGCGTCATTTTGCCGCTTAAAACATCGTCGCGTAGGCTATCGAAAATATTTTTGATCTGGATCATGGGTCATTCTCCTTTCAGGGGGTGGCACGCCCCGGTCAAGCCGGGAGCGCGTCGGAGGTGGCAGCGGAGCGGGCAAAGGTTGTGCTGCCGTATTTGCTGCGGATCTCTGCCATGGTCTTTGTGCCCTTGTGCCAGCGCTGGCCCTCTTCGGCGAAGTGCCAGGACCAGAGCTTTTTCGTGCTGCTCCACCGGCACCCGGCAGCCTTCAGGGCTTCCTTATGTTCGCGGGTGTTGCCGCCGATCCAGAGCCAGCGACCGCACAACTCAATTTCGAGGCCGTCCAGCTTCAGCAGGGCCGCGATGATGGCGATGAAATCGCCTGCGCTCTCTGTGGTGGCGTGGGTCCGTCCGGTGGTGTCCTCTGCGGCCTGCTCGTTCTGGCTGCGCTTCAGGACCTCAAACCGGGCGGAGTACTCGGCGTTGATGGCCTGCATGGTGGCGGTGTTTCCGCCGTGGTCGGGGTGGTTCTTCATGGCGGCGGCCTTGTAAGCCTTCTTCAGCTCGTCGAGGTTGCGGCAGTTAACGAAATAAGTAGTCATTGTGTTATCCTTTCCGGCCTGTCGGCCTGTGGCGTTGTCGTGTTTGCTGTTGTTGCCTGAATTATAAGGCAGACTGATACGAGCTGTCAAGGGGGTTTTCACAAATTCGTGCAGGTTTGGCAGGTTCGCACAGTATCAGGCGGACTTTTTTGTGCATGTTGTCAGGCTGACTTATACGCGCCTATGCGATATAATAAGACGCAAAAGGAGGTGCAATCATTGCAGCGCAAGGAATTGAAAACCAGCAAGGCCCAGCGTGACGCCTCCCTCAAATGGGAGCGCGAGAACAACGAGAAAGTTACTATCAAGCTGAGGATCGGAACCGACCCGAGTAAGGCCCAGATCAGAGCGGCAGCAGCCGCCGCAGGCCAGAGCGTCAACGCCTGGATCATTGAGGCGATACGGGACAAGCTGTAAGGAGCGACAGAGCGTCGAGGGATAACACCCCCGGCGCTTTTCTCTTTGTGAGCGGGGCGGCAGCAGCGGCAGCGGGGGCAGGGAGAGAGAGGGAAGGAGAGGGGGGCTATAGGGGGAGAGAATAGCAGAGTGAGAGATGGGGGAGTATTCCCCCTACCCCAGAGAGATAAATATATATTTCTTACAGGGGGGTGTTATATATATACTCTACCGGGAGAGTACCGAAAGGAGAATAGCCAGCAAATAAAAAACGCGAGAGAACGAGAGAAAACGGGAGCAAAGTGGAGCATTTGCGAGATATTCGGAGCTATTGTGAGATTGGCGCAATTACCCTTTTACGGTGAGATTTAAGGGAGCGTTAAATATTTTCGTTGTAGTTGCTGGGCTTCGGCTGTTGCTGTGTCGATTCTGTGTATTTTCTCTCCCAGTCTGGGCAATCCCTGTTGGCTGCTCCGGCTGGCTGGGGAGATTAAGCAGCTCCGGTGCTGGGGCTGTAGTCTCTGCTGCTGGGGAGGCCCTACTACCAGGGATGGGGAGGGGGGTGTACCAGGGGGTAGCGGAAAAACAGGGGGTGTCTCTCGCGCGGGGTATAGGGCTATATACACACATCCCCTCTCCCCCTCCAAGAACTTGCAGTGCAGCTGCGGGAAGCTATGCCGGCACTCCCTCTGGGTGGGGGGTGGCGGAAAAAGGGGGTGGGGGATTTTATGTAGAACATTACGAAAATAACTGAAACCCATTGTATTCGCTTGATGAAATATGCTTGAATGAAGTTGGCGGGATAGAACCCGCCTGCCTCCTGTGTCAGATGCCATTTTTCACCTTCAGTTCCTTTCCTGTTGCCCGGTGGGTCCACACAGCCCACCGGCGCATGGTTTCGTAGCTCAGTCGGAAGAGCGAGCGGTTGTTAACCGCTGGGTCGCAGGTTCGATCCCTGCCGGGACCGCCATCCGGGACAGGACAGTTCGTTGCTGGCAACCGGGAAAGACCGGTGAAGCCCTCGCCACGCCTCTCGACGATACGTACCATGGCGGGGACATTTGCAGACGTAGCTCAGCCGGTAGAGCACCGCGCCCGGAGGTATGCGCAGGTTCAAGTCCTGCCGTCTGCGCCAAAATTTTTTGCGAGAGGGGGCCGGGGCATGGCTTATCAGAAGAAAAATCCGACTGCGGAAGAGCACAAGGCGCACATGGACAACATGCACAAGAAAGCCGCCGCGGCCCACAAGAAGCAGACGATTGAGAAGATCAAGGCGTTCCTGAAGGGATCCGAGGAATACTTTGACACGCAGGACCGGCTGGAGCAGGCATACAGCGAGGCGGGCCTTGCCAATGCGATGCGATGGACGGTTCAGCGGCTTCAGGGGTATTACGACTACAACGATGGCCGGGAGGCCGAGGTGGTCGAAGCGCAGGTGGAAGCCTTTGAAGCGGGCAATGAGGAGATCGATGATCCCCGCTGCGTCATGAGCTACTACGTGCGGCTGGCGTACCAGCGGATTCAGGAGCAGATCGACACCAGCCCCATCTACCAGGAAAAAGGCATGGTGACGCGAGGCATTTTCCTGAACAAGCAGAAGCGCCTGGGCGGCTATCAGGACAAGCAGGAGACCCGCCAGGACATCAGCGTGAACGTGACCTTTGGGGACGGCGTGGACGCAAGCGACTTCAAGTGAGGAGGCGGCGAGGTGAACGGCCTGATTTTGGTTTTATCTCTAATCTGCGGTGCGGCCAGCATAGGCGCTGCCGTATGCGCAGTGCTGATCCTGCGGCTGCTGCGGGAGATCAAAGCCCCCTCCCCCACGGAACCGGAGAAGCCGGAAGCGGAGGAGCCTACGGACCAGCAGAAAAGCGTGGAACAGGGCATTGACAACCTGATGACCTACGATCTGAACACCATGAAAGCCAGCCTGAAGGGGCGAGAGGTGTGATATGGCGGTTACGGTACAGCATATTTTTGACATTGCCATCCACCTGATGGATTCCCAGAATGAATCCACCGGATCCACGGACACGGCGGACACCAAGGAGTACAAGCTGCGGACCGTTTCCCTGCTGAACAGCGTTTTAGACCGGGCGTTTCCGTACAGTGACAACTACCGGGAGGCTTTGGAGGCGGCGGGCGGCAAGCGGCCTATCTGCCCCAAGGTGACGGAGATGACGGACGAGGTGGCGCTGGATGAGCGGATCTGCACCGGGGCGCTGCCCTACGGTCTGGCAGGTCTGCTGCTGCTGGAGGAGGACCCCAGCAGAGCCAACTTCCTGTGGCAGACGTTTCTGGAACAGCTGGAGCTGTGCCGACAGAGCCTGCCCAGCGTGATCGGAGACGTGGAAAACCTCTACGGCGGCATTGAACACGGGGAGTTTGGGGCATGGTGGTAGACGGGACGTGGGTCTACCGCTGCCCTATCTGCGGCAAGGCGCTTCAGCACATCGAACCGGGCAGTGTGATCTACAACACGCCTATTTACTGCCGAAGATGCAAGGTGAGCCACTACCCCACCATTTTTGAGGGGCGGGAGCTGGATACAGACGTCCCCTTCCCCATCAAAACCGAATAAAAACGAGAGCCCAACGAGGCCATGAGAACGGCGAAAGCCGTTTCTTGTGGGCTCGTTTTTTATTTTGTCAGCAAAGCCAGACCAGGCTTTGAAAATACAAAGATCCGGCCAGACCAGGCCGGGGAAAGAGGCCAATATGGACGAAAACATGAACCAGATCCCCGAACAGGAGCCCGAGACTACGGACGCCTTTCTGGATGGCTGGGACGGCGAAGCAGAAGCAGCGGCAGACCAGCCGGAAGTGGACGCAGAGCCAATGGGCGGCGGCGAGGAAACGCCTGTCGAGGACCCCAGCGAGAGCGCAGAGACGCCGGGAGAGGGCACCCAGCCCCCCGCAGACACGGAACAGGAAGCCCAGACGCAGCAGACCGAGGCGGAGACCGTGGACGCACGGCCCCAGACGTGGGAGCTGCGGCACATGGGCGAGGTGCGGCAGGTTAACGAAGCGGAAATGGTGGCACTGGCCCAGAAGGGCATGGACTATGACCGCATCCGCAGTCAGTATGACGAGTTTAAGCCTGTGATGGAGATGGTCAACCACTTTGCGAACCAGCAAGGGTTGAACACCAAGGACTACATTTCCATGCTCCGGGCGCAGGCAAAGCAGGCCGAGGGCCTGAGTGAAGCGGACGCGCGGCGCTCCGTGGAGCTTGAGGACCGGGAGGCCGTTGTGGCCGCCGCAGAAGCGGAGCGGCAGGCCCAGCAGGACGCCATGGCGCAGGCCCAGCGGGCCGAGGCCGAGGCGGCAAGCCGCCGACAGGCGGACATTCAGGAATTTCAACAGACATTCCCAGAGGCAGCAAAGGATCCCAACAGCATCCCGCCTCAAGTTTGGGCAGACGTGCGGAACGGCTCTTCTCTGGTAGCCGCCTACGCCCGGTACGCCGTGCAGCAGGCGCGGCAGGACGCGGCCGACGCCAAGCGGGAGACCGCCTCCGTACAGCAGAACCAGCGGAACGCGGAGCGCTCCACCGGCAGCATGAGAAGCGCCGGTGATGGGCTGAAGTCTAAGGACCCGTTCCTGGAGGGCTGGGGGGACTAAGCCTTTGCATCGCCGGGGAGACCGACGAAAGAGAGGTTTTGAACCATGGCTATCAATTACGCCGTTAAATATGCAACCAAGATCGCAGAGGCTTTCTCTAAGCCTTCTATCACCGACGACGATGCCGGTAAGGCATACACCTGGACCAGCCCCAACAGCAAGACTATTGTTGTTGGCAGCGTGGACACTGTGCCGGAGACCGAGTACACCAACACCGGCGACAACCGATTCGGCACCACCTATGACCTGGGCGACACCCAGCAGGAGATGACCTGCGAGCAGAAGCCCGCCTTCTCCTTCACCATCGACGCGGTGGATCAGACGGATCAGGCCATTGAGAAATCCGCTTCCCGCGCCCTGCGGCGTCAGCTGGAGCAGCGGACCACCCCCAACATGGACCGCCACCGCATCAAGAAGTGGGTGATGGGCGCTAATATCCAGCGTCAGGAGACAACCGCCCCCACCAAGAGCACCATCGGCGGCCTGATTATCGACCTGAACGCCGATATGACCAACGCCCTGGTGCCCATGGAGAACCGCACCCTGTACATTGCCACCAGCTATTACAAGCTGCTGAAACAGGATCCCGCCTGGATGGGCACCGAAAGCCTTGCCAAAGAGACCCTGACCAGAGGCGTGGTGGGCCAGTTCGACGGCTGCCGGGTGAAGAACATCCCCGACCGCTATATGCCCAACGGGGTGTACTTCTTCATCAAGTGGAAGGGCAGCACCGTGGACCCCGTGAAGCTGGCACAATACGACATTCTGCCCAAGGTGAAGGGCTATTCCGGCCCCGTGGTGCAGGGCGTGACCTACTATGACAGCTTCGTACTGGGGGCCAAGGGCGACGGCGTGGCTGTCTGCGGCAATGCCGCTATTCTGGCAGCACCCGTGATGTCTATTACCGGCCATGCTGTCAGCATCACTGCCGTGTCCGGCGTGGTGTTCAAGTACACCACCGACGGTACCAACCCCCGGTATTCCACCACCGCCGAGATCTACACCGCCGCTGTGACCCTGACCGCTGGTCAGACCATGCGGGCTGTTGGCACCAAGGACGGCTGCGTGGGCATCGAGGGCACTAAGGATTACGAGTGATCTCATGGGAGGGGGCTGCGGCCCCTTCCCCCATATATGGACGGAGCGGGTGCATGAACCCGGCCCGTCCGCCAGATATAAGGAGCGATTATGCCTCGATATAAACAGACAGCAGGCGGAACGGTACAAGTGGATTTGGGGACGCTGAACCCCAAACAGAAGCAGTTCTGCCAGTCTCGGAGCCGATACACGGCTTACGGCGGCGCCAGAGGCGGCGGCAAGACACACGTTCTGCTGCGGAAGGCGGCAGGCGGCGCGCTCACCTACCCCGGCATCAAGATCCTGATCGTGCGCCGGGAGTACCCGGAATTGGAACAGAACATCATCCTGCCCATGCAAAAGCTGATCCCGCCGGAGGTGGGCAGTTACAACGGCAGTATGCGCATGATGTTCTTCTGCAACGGCAGCATCATCAAGTTCGGCCACTACGGCGCGGGAGACGATCAGGAATATCAGGGCCTTGAGTTTGACTGGATCTTCATGGAGGAGGCCACTCAGTTCTCGGAATCCCAGTTCCGCACACTGGGCGCGTGTTTGCGTGGCGCGACCAAGTTCCCCCGGCGGATGTACCTGACCTGCAACCCCGGTGGTATCGGGCACTTGTGGGTAAAGCGGCTGTTCGTGGATCGGGAATACCGAGAGGGGGAAAAGGCCAAGGATTACACCTTCATCCCCGCCACGGTGGACGATAACCCCCAGCTTTTGGAGGCGTCCCCGGAGTACAAGCAAATGCTGGACCTGCTGCCGGAGGATGTACGACGAGCGTGGCGTTACGGTGACTGGAACGCCATGGCAGGCACGTTCTTCCCGGAGTTTCGGCGGGAGACCCATGTGATCGCACCCTTTGTTCGGGTGCCTCGTGAGTGGAAGAAATACCGGGCGTTCGACTACGGCCTTGATATGTTCGCCTGCCTTTGGGTGGCGGTGGACTTTGAGGGGCGGGCCTATGTGTACCGGGAGGTACAGCAAAGCGGCTTGATCGTCAGCGAGGCGGCAAAGCTGGCAAATGCCCTGACCCCACCGGAAGAACACATTGAGTTCACCATTGCCCCGCCGGATATGTGGAACCGGCAGAAGGACAGCGGGCGGAGCATGGCGGAGATCTTCGCGCAGAACGGGTTGGGGCTGCTGAAAGCCAGCAACAACCGCGTTCAGGGATGGATGGCCGTCAAGGAGCTGCTGAAGCCCATGAAAAGCGACACGGACCGGCCCGGACTGCTGGTGACGGAAAACTGTGTGGGCCTGATCCGCAACCTGCCCTCCATCCAGCATGACGAGAAAAACCCCTCGGACTGCGCCACGGAACCCCATGAGATCACCCATATCTGCGACGCTGCCCGGTATTTCTGTGTCACCCGCGTTTTGGGCGCTCAGAAAACCGTGGAGAAGATCGTGGACGATTTTGACGAGGGCGAGGACTACGATGACGTGATGACGGGCGGGGAGATGACCGCTGATTATCTATCCTACGGATAAAGGAGGCCCGGACGATGGCTCAAATCACATCCAGCAACGATATTCAGGTGTTGAAGATCCGCCAGTTTTTGGGCCTGAACGAGAACCCGGACGGGGATACCAAGATCAAGAACGGCGAAATGAGCAAGATGCGGAACTTCCGTGTGACGCGGGAGAAACATTTACAGATCCGCCCCGGCACAAAGACGGTCCTGAACCTGAAAACGGCATGGGACGCATGGTGCGCGGAGAGCGGCCACACGGCCCCCACAGCAAACCCGGTTTTCTCCGGCGCGTGGGAGGGCGTGGTAGACAGCAAGCAGCGGACCCTTGCCGCCTTCGGCGGTCTGATCTTCTCTCTGGACCCGGCGGCGGCAACAACCAAGGTCGTGGGCCAGTGCACGCAGGCACAGACTTCGTTCTTCGGCTTTTCCAACAAGGTTTACCTGCTGAATGGCCATGAATACATGAGCTGGGACGGCAAGGAGAACAGCAGCTTTACGGCAGTGGAGGGTTATATTCCAACGGTGATGAACGCCACTACGCCTGCGGGCGGCGGTTTTTTGCTGGAAAACGTGAACCGGCTAACGGGCAAGCGGAAGGTGCTGTATTCCCCCGACGGCAAGGAGACGGTTTTCCACATCCCGGAAAAGACGGTGGATGAGATCATCTCCGTGAAGATCGGGGACACGGCGCAGACCTACACCTCCGACCTGACGGCGCGGACCTTCACCATTACCCCTGCCCCCGCTGCCGGAACCAACACACTGGAACTGATCTACCGCAGCGGCAACGGAGAGCGGGCACAGGTAACGGGGATGCGCTTCTCCGAGCTTTACAACGGCCAGACGGACAGCCGCGTGTTTCTCTACGGAGACGGCACCAACAAGACCATCTACTCCGGTATTGATTCCGCCACAGGTAAGCCTTCGGCGGAATACTTCCCGGATCTGTACGAGGCGGAGGTTGGCGAGGCCAATACGCCCATCACCGGCATGGTGCGTCATTACGCACGGCTGGTGGTATTCAAGCAGGACGCCACCTACTCCATGAGCTATTCCACGCTGGTAACGGCTACGGACGTCACCACGGCGGCGTTCTATGTAACCCCTGTCAACCGGCAGTTTGGCAACAAGGCTCCGGGACAGGTGGACATTCTGGAGAACAACCCCCTGACACTGGACGATCAGGCGGTGTACCGGTGGCGGAGCGTATCCACCAGCGGAAACATCACCTTTGACGAGCGAAACGCGGAACGGATCAGCAACCGGGTAGAGGTGACGCTGCAAGGCTTTGACATGGCAGAGACCCGGACCTTCAACCGGAAATCGGCGCAGGAATACTGGTGGATGTACGGAGACAAAGCGCTGATCCTGAACTACGGCGCGGACGCATGGTATCTCTACACCGGATTGAGCTTCCGGGCCATGGTGGAGGTGGGGCTGGAAACCTACGGATTCCGGCCTGATGGCGGCGTGGTGCATCTTTCACGGCAGTACCGGAACGACGACGGCAAGGACATTGACGCCTACGCCGCCACCGGCTCCATGGACTTTGACCGGGACTGGGTGCTGAAATATAGCCCACTGATCTTCGTGGCGATCCAGCCGGAGAGCAACGCGCGGGTGCATGTAACGGTGGAGACCAACCGCCGCAGCGACTACCCGGAGAAAATCGTGTCCTCCGGCCTGACCACCTTTACCCATGCGGACTTCGCCCACTGGTCCTTCGGAACCAACCGAAAGCCGCAGGTACGGCGGGTGAAGATGAAGGTGAAGAAGGCCACCTTCTACAAGCTGGTATTCAAGAGCAAATCGGCATCGTCTACCGCAACGGTTCTGGAGACGGACGTGCAGCTCCGCTATACCGGAAATGTGAAATAAAGGGGTGAACCCATGAGCAAACAGACGATGACCCCGGAGCGGGTCGGTAAGGAATACAGTGCCGGCATCAGCTTCAACAGCGGTATTGATCTCTATGACTGCGTGGATACCAACGAAAATTTCTTCATAGGGAAGCAGTGGGAGGGCGTGCAGAGCAACGGCCTCCCCACCCCCGTATTCAACTTTCTGAAGCGGGTGGTGCTGTTCTCCGTGGCGAATATCTCCACGGATAACCTGAAGCTGTGGGCGCGGGCCATGTCCTCCAGCGGGGAGCGGAACACGCAGACTTTGGAGCTGGTGGCCGACATTCTCAACGATCAGTTCGCGTCCATCTTTGAGCACAACAGCATCGGCGGGCGCATCCGGGAGTATACCCGCAATGCCGCCGTGGACGGTGACGGCTGTATGTATACCTACTGGGACGATACGGCGGAGACCGGGCAGGCCAGCAAGGGGGCTATCCGCACGGAGGTTCTGATGAATACGCAGGTCTTGTTCGGCAATCCCAACAACCGGGACGTGCAGAGCCAGCCCTACATCATTCTGGAACGGCGGATGCTGCTGAGTGAGGCCCGGAAGCGGGCCAAGCGGTACGGCAAGGACCCGGACGAGATCCAGCCGGACAACAAGGACTGCGGCAACAACTACATGGATTCCATGAGCGGCAGCGGGAACAAGGTGACGGTGCTGCTCCGACTGTGGAAGGATGACGAGACCGGGACCGTCCACGCCTATGAATGCACCCGGCAGGCAGAGATCCGGGGCGATCTGGATCTCGGCATCAAGCTATACCCCCTGACATGGATGAACTGGGACTATGTGCAGGACTGCTATCACGGACAGGCCATGATTACCGGCCTGCTGCCTAATCAGATCTTTGTAAACAAGCTGTTTGCCATGTCCATGATCTCCCTCATGACGCTGGCCTATCCGAAGGTGGTATACGATTCCACCAAGGTAGCCAAGTGGACGAACAAGATCGGCGGGGCTATTCCGGTAAACGGCAGTGTGGAGGGCGTGGCGAAGATCATTGACCCCGCCAGCATCTCCCCCCAGATCAGCCAGTTTATCGACATTGCCATCAGCTACACGCAGAAGTTCCTCGGTGCGTCGGACGTGGCGCTGGGCGATACCAGACCGGACAACACCTCCGCTATTATCGCCTTGCAGCGGGCGGCGGCAACGCCTATGGAGCTGACGAAGCAGAACCTTTTGCAGAGCATTGAGGATCTGGGCCGCATCTACATGGAGTTCATGGGCGAGTATTACGGCGAGCGGTATGTGGAGATCTCCAACCCCTATGACAACAGCAAATTGGTAGTTCCCTTTGACTTCTCCATCCTGAAGGAGATCCCCTTCACCATCGGACTGGACGCGGGCGCGGCTTCCTACTGGAGCGAGATTGCAGCTATGCAGACCCTTGATAACCTGCTGATGCAGGGCAAGATCTCCACGGTGGAGTATCTGAAGCGGCTGCCCGCCGGACAGATCACTGACAAGGAGGCGCTGATCCAAGCCCTCCAGCAGCAGGAACGTGCCATGATGGGTGGTCAGCCGGGGGCAGAGGGCGAACAGCCTGTTACCGAGGAAGAAGCCGTCCCCATTCGGGGCGGGGCCGGATACGGCCAGTTGCAGCGGAAAATCAACGAGACCGGCGAAGTGCCGAAAACGGAGGTGTAACCTGTGGCGATTGAGAAATTCAACAAAAACATGGCGATCATTGCGGCGCTGGACGATGAGCCTAATGACGTTGGCGGGATGACTTCCGCCGAGCTGAAAAACAAGTTCGACGAGGGCGGCAAGGCCCTTCAGACCTACATGAACGAGATCCTGATCCCGGCGCTGGAAAATCTGGGTGTGGAAACGGCGGTGCTGCTGCCGCAGAACGAGGCCGGGTTCAAGTACATTCGGCTGAACGAGGACAAGGTGCTGGAGGTCAGCACGGATGGCAAAACCTGGCAGGCAACCGGTTCTTCCGGCCACCTGATTATTGGCCCGGACGGGCAGACCCTCCCCCAGCGGAGCCGGATGCAGTTTACCAACGGCACTGTGACGGACCATAACGGCGTGACCGTGGTGACCGGCGTAAAGGGTGACAAGGGCGAAAAAGGCGACAAGGGCGACACCGGCGAAACCGGGGCAACCGGCGCACAAGGCCCGGTGGGACCCGCCATCGTCCCCAGTGTGGACATTGACGGCGTCATGTCCTTCTCCCTGCAAAATGTAACGTCCCCGCCCCAGAGCGTAAACGTGCGAGGCCCCCAAGGCCCGCAGGGCGTACAGGGCGAGCAGGGCGCACAGGGCGCACGAGGCCCACAGGGCATTCAGGGCGTTCCCGGCGCACAGGGTCCCAAGGGAGACCAGGGCGAGACCGGCCCGGATGGTCCTACCGGCCCGCAAGGTCCCCGTGGCTTGCAGGGTATTCAGGGTATTCAGGGTGAGACCGGCCCCAAGGGCGCACCCGGCGACAAGGGCGAAACCGGACTCGCAGGCCCCCAAGGCCCCACCGGCGCACAAGGCCCAACAGGTGCTCCCGGCAAAGATGGCAAGAGCCTCTATATTGAGGACGTCTATCCCACTCTGGCGGCGCTGCGGAAAGCCATTTCCACCGGCAACGAGAAGATGTACATGGTGGAGGCGGATAAGGAGTGCTACATCTGGTCCGAGAATGAAAGCGACTGGGTAAGCGTCGGCAAGCTGCAAGGCCCGGAAGGCCCGCAGGGTCCTGCCGGTGCGCAGGGCATTCAAGGCCCCAAGGGCGACAAGGGTGATACCGGCGCCACCGGCCCGCAGGGCGAGCAGGGCATCCAAGGGCCAACCGGGCCGCAGGGCGCTGATGGTCCGAAGGGCGCTACCGGTCCGCAGGGCCCACAGGGTATTCAGGGCGTGCAGGGTCCCCAGGGCGACGTTGGCCCGGAAGGCCCGCAAGGTCCCGCCGGTGTAAAGGGCACGGACGGCAAGAGCGCGTATCAGACCGCCGTGGAAGCCGGGTATTCCGGCACAGAGACGGCCTTCAACACGGCGCTGAAAGAGGTGCCGGGGCATATCGCCAACGGCGATATTCATGTGACTGAGGAGCAGAAAACCGCGTGGAACAGTTCCATCCGCTATGACGCGCCGCAGAGCCTGACGGACGCGCAGAAAACCCAGGCGAGGGGAAATATCGACGCAGCCCCCGGCGGGTTTGGGCTGGGAGGTGTGCTTGTAGATGCCCCCGAAAACAGCGAAGGCTTTGCAGACGCAAATCTGATTACCGCTACGGGATTCTATCGTGCAGTTAGGAACGTGCTTTATGGAGGGTGGCACTATATTATTCACTTAAACTATGATTCAGCAACGGCTTTACAACTTGCGGCTTATGTGAGTGGAGAGGTATATGGAGCGCGCGAAAAGCGTCTGAATGTATGGGGCGATTGGGAGCATACTAACCCTCCGATGGAGCTTGGTATTGAGTACCGAACCACGGAGCGGTACCTCGGAAAGCCGGTGTACGTCAAGCTGTTTGATTGCGGGACGATTCCAGCACAAGGAACGCACAAAGACCTTGTATTTTCGCCTGATGTAGATAGTATAGTTTCAGTTACTGCCTATTCTTCACGGCGGGGGACTACTTTGCCCTATTATGATGCAAATGGCGTAAGGTATGCAATAACAGGTACCGGCGGGAATATCGTTATGATATGGAACTATTCAGAATCTTTGACGGACACAAATGTCCATGCTTTGATTAAATACACCAAAACTGACTAAGGAGAAAGGACCATGAAAGTTATCAAATATCAGCTCTGCGCGCCGAGGTCAACCACGGCACGGAGGATGAGCCGAAGATTGAGCAGGTTTTCTCCGCTGTCACGCTGGGATGGAGCGAGGCCAACGAAAAAATTGCCAAGACGGAAGCCTACAATGGCGAGTACACCGTTGAGGATAACGGTGAGCCGGAACCAGCTCCCACCCAGATTGACCGCATCGAGGCCCAAGTGGCATACACAGCTCTAATGACTGACACTCTAATGGGAAGCGAGGGATAATCCATGAAAGAGAAAATCACGAAGTGGTACGGACAAAGGCTATGGACAAAGGCCATGGTCAAGAACGCCGTGAAGAAAGGCGTGTTGACCGCTGAGGATTACGCGGAAATTGTAGGAGAAGCGTATGAATAACACTTGCATCTGCTGTGGGGCTATTATCCCGGAGGGGCGGCAGGTCTGCCCTATCTGCGAGAGACGGTGGCCTGAATTTTAACCTGCACGAAACAAAGTCGGAATTATACAAAGGAGGGACACTATGAACGCTTTACACATCAAAAACACGGTGTTGGCGGTGCTGGCTGCGACCGGCTCCGTGATTGCACAGGCACTGGGGGGATGGGACATGGCGCTGAAAGTGCTGATTTGTTTTATGGTGCTGGACTACGCCACCGGATGGATGGTGGCGGCTATCTGGCACAAGTCCGGGAAGAGCAGCACCGGGGCGCTGAGTTCCGACGCCGGGTTCAAGGGGCTGGCGAAGAAGTGCGTCATGCTGGCGCTGGTATGGATGGGGGCATTACTGGATCAGGCCACATCCAGCGATTTTGTACGGGACGCTGTGTGTATGTTCTTCATTGCCAATGAGGGCCTGTCGATTTTGGAGAATACCGCCATTATGGGCGTTCCCTACCCGGCCTTTGTGAAGAATATGCTGGATGCCATCCGTCAGGCCAGCGATCAGGGGAAACAGAATACGGAGGCTCACACATGAGTACGAAAGCGGGCACTGTCCCGCTCTCCGACCTCCAATTTTTGAAGATCTATTTCAACCGGAAGCGTCTCCGCTCCACCACGGCCAACCTGAAGAAGATGCTGGCGGAGGCGGGCGGGGACGCTATCTGCAATGGTTCCATTTTCCTGCGGAACCAGACCCCGGCCTGCCACCTGAAATCGGACGGCAAGGTCTACAAGGCCCCCAATTACCGGGCGTGGGGCATCAGCTGGGACACCCCGGCGGACTTCGGCGTGAAAACCGTGCCCAATGGGGACCGGAATTACATGGAGTGTGTCCACCTTATTATCGGCGAGGAAAAGATCAGCCCAATCCACTGCGGAGCGGATATGCGCTACCGTGCGCCACGAACGGCTATCGGCACCAAGAATGGACGGTTCGCTTACTACGTGAGCAAGAACCGGCGGTCGCCGGAACAGCTCCGTGACCTGCTGGCCGCGTCCGGCTGGGACAACGCCATTATGATGGACGGCGGCGGGTCTACCTGTTTCATGGACAGCAAAGGCAAGGGCTTTACCGGGGACGGGCGGATCATCCCATTTTTCCTTGTGTGGAAGTACAAGAGCGGCGACGCATTTGAGCTGGAAGGAGAGAAACCCATGGTAGAGATCAACGCCTATTCCAAGGCGAAGGACGGCGGCAAGAAGCTGTCCGGCAATTTCAAGGTTAGCGAGTTTGCCTGCAAGGACGGCAGCGATGCCGTTTTGGTAGCGCCCCGGCTGGTGATGGTATTGCAGACCATCCGGGATCATTTCGGCACGGCTGTGACCATCAACAGCGCATACCGGACGCCACAGTACAATACCAAGGTGGGCGGCGTGGCCCACAGCCAGCACTGCTACGGCACGGCGGCGGACATTTCCGTGAAGGGCCAGACACCGGCAGCGGTGGCGGCCTACGCAAGAGAACTCATGCCCGACTGGGGCGGCGTGGGCGTGTACGCCGGACAGGGCTTCACCCATATTGACGTCCGGGAAGCCCGCTCGGATTGGAACGGATAAGGGGGGCCATGTATGGCAGGCTATTACGACAAGAACAAGGACTATTCCAAAGAGCTTCAGCGAACGGATCTGTCGGCCTCCGAGCGGGCACAGCTGCGTCAAGAGCGGCAGAACAAGATCAATGATAAGTACGGCGGCAGGGAGCCGAATATGATCGGCTCCAATAAGACATACACACAGACCTACGGCGGTTCCTCCGGCGGCAGTTCCAAGGGCAGCTACAAGGGTGTGGAATACACCCGCGAGAACAACGGCGGCGGCATTTACGGGATGCCAACCAGCAATTCCGAGGTGAAAAACTACAAGCAGGGCGGCGTGACCTACAGTGTAGGCGCGGACATGAGCCGCCGCACGGATTTGGCTGGTAAGGCGCAGGTATCCAACGGCTATACCGTGTTTTATGATGACAACGGCTATGCCTACAAGGCCGTCAAGGGCGTGGCGGATTACACCCCCCATCAGGACATCAACGCGGAAAACGGCAGTTATGGCAAAAGCGGAGCGTGGACGGATAATGAAATTCTGACCGCTTTAGACCGGGCGAAAATTTCGGCCATCCGTGGGCAGCTCCAGCGTGGTGAGATCACCGGGGACCAGGCCAACCAGGCGGCAAACGCCATCCGGGCCGGGTACGGCTACACCATCGACAAGAACGGCCTTGTCACGGACAACGGCGCGCTGTCTGCCGTGAATGACCGCCGGAAGCAGCTGGGCTTTTCCACCAGCCCGGAGAGCGCAGAACTGGACTATTACCGCTATCTCATGGGGACGGACACCTCCCCCTCCGCACAGGTCAACGGCAAGGTACAGTCCTTCGGGGATTATCTGGCGGAAAACGGCGGCACGCAGGCGGGCAGTCAGCAGAGGGTCACGGACATCAACGCAGGCAGCACCCCGGTGAGCAATTTCACGGCGCAGGCCGGAACGAGCTATGACATTGGGGACGGCAGCAACTATTTGAAGGAACTGTACGCCCAAAAGGTGGCGGCAGAGCTGGCGGCGCTGAAATCAGCTTACGAGAAAAACACCTCCACACTGGATGCCAGCCGTGCGCAGATCGCGCCGGTGTACGACATTGCCCGGAACAGCGCGGCCAACCAGAACGCCCTGAGCCGGGGCGCATTTCAGGAGATGGCGGTGGCTAACGGCCTGAACACCGGCACCACCGGACAGGCGGCACTGGCACAGGACGTTGTGCTCCAACAGAACCTCTCCCAGATCGACCGGGAGCAGGCGGAAAAGACGGCGGCAATCGACCTCCAGCGAAGCCAGCTGGACACGGAGTACCAGAACGCCATTGCCGAGGCGCAGGCCACTGGAAACGCAGAACTGGCAAATGCCCTGTATGAAGAATACGTGCGGCAGCAGAATCAGGCGGTGAAGCAGACGGCGGCAGCGGCCGCCACGACTACCGCAAAGCCCATTTTAACGGCCAATCAGGTACAGTCCGCGCTGAAAAACGGCATCGTGACGGATGACGTGATCTCCGCCTTCGATTATTACTACGGGCAGGGGTCCTATGATGCCCTGTACGGCACCGGCAAGCTGAAAACGGGTACAACCGGCACTGCCAAAACCGGCAGCAAGCGCAGCGGCAAAAGCAGCTATTCCAACGGCTCTCTGACCAACGAGCAGGTGAAGCAGCTCCAGAAATACTACGGCGTGACCGCTGACGGCAAGTGGGGCACCAACTCCAAGAAGGCGGCCGGCGGCCTGACGGCTGACAAAGCATGGGCGAAGTATAGTAAGGGCCAGAAGAGCGGTTACTCTATGGGCTACGACGAATTGAAACGGACGATTTCTGATTATATGAATCGCGGCGGCTATCAGCGGGCACAAAACATCCTGAAAAGTCACTGGAATAGTCTGAGCGCCGCACAGCAGCAGGAAATTTCCAATATGTTCAAATAAGGAGCGTGCTATGGCAGTTCAAATGCCCGATTTGGTGGCTTATGGAAAAAACAAATCAGTAAAGTCTACCGCCGGAAGTTCCACATCCCCCCAGAAAAATGCAACGCAAATGCCCGATTTAGTGGCTTATGGGAAACGGAAATCTTCTGTTCCCAAGCCCGCTACAACGCAGAAAACCACCACGGACGCAGGGAAGCAGCAGGGCTTTGTGGCAGACCCCACCCGCGTCAAAAACAATGCGTCCAGCCGCGTCAAAAACATTGTGACCGGCGCAACGAAGTCCGCCGGTTCCTCCTTTACGAATCTGGGCGGTGTGCTGGCAGAGGGGGCCGGGAAGCTGAACACCCGGATCGCCAACCAGAACGCCGGGGATTCCCTTCAAAGCGACCATGACGCGGTAAAGCGGTATGAAAAGATGCTCCGGGACGTGAAGTGGGCCAACGGCAAGGCCATGACGGCGGCGGACGTGAAGCAGGTGCAGAGCTACCTTGCGGCGGCAAAACGCCGCATCGCGGCCCATGATGGCTACACCAAGGCGGTGGAGCGGTCCGACAAGGCGGTGGCGGACAAGGCGTATCAGAAGGCGGACCGCCTGTCTCAAAGCTCTGCTGCGGACGTGGCACAGGCCAAGAAAGGGCTGGGGCCGGTGGGTCAGTTCGCCGTGGATCTGGGCGTGCAGGGCGTACAGATGGCGGGGGATGTTGCGGCCAGCGCCGTGATCCCCGGATCCGGTCTCGCTCTGATGACGGCCCGTTCCGCCGGGAGCAGCGCCCAACGGGCCAGACAGGCCGGGGCCAACTACAACCAACAGCTTGCCTACGGACTTGGGAGCGGCGCTCTGAGCCTTGCCACGGAGAAGATCAGCAACGTGGCAAGCCCCTTCAAGAAGGCGTTCGGCGGCGGCGTTCTGGATAACGCCATCAGCGGCGCGCTTGCCAAGCTGAACAACAGCGCGGCGGGCCGTGTGGCCCTCTCCATGATCTCCGAGGGCGGTGAGGAATTTCTTGAGGCCGTTTTCCAGCCCATCTTGCAGCGGGCCACTTATGACCCCTCTGCCCGGTTCGATCTGAGCGAGGCGCTGTATGACGCGGCGGTGGGCGCGGCCATGGGCGGCATCGGCGCAGGCGTTGACGTCATCCGGCAGCGTGGAAGCAGTCAGGCAGACGCACAGCCCACGCAGGAGACGCGCCCGGAGGTGCGGGAGGATACTTATACCCCTGCACCCGCAAACGCCGCAGAGGGCGCGCAAAACGCCGCCCCCGGTGTGGAGACGGCGGGCAGGCTGACGAGCACGGACAATATGCTGCGGTATCGAAGCGATATTGACAAGGTTTTTTCGGGAGACTATCCAAGCGGCAAATTGCTGTCTGTCGGGGACACGCCGGAGCTTTTGACCCGTTACGGGGCAAGCCCGCTTCCGATGACAATGACGCAAGATGCAGCTTATAAAATCGCATACCCGGAAGGGTATATGGGCGGCAAACATAATTTGGGTATGTCTGTTCTAAAGCAGCTCCCCTATCAAATCGAAAACCCAGTTGCGATTTTGAAGTCGAACACACAGCCAAGCAGCATTGTGCTACTGACCGCATGGAAAGACGGCGACAAGAGCATTATTGTCCCGCTGCATCTGGACAAGCAGGGAGCAATCAGTGTGGAAAATAGAATTGCCAGCGCTTACCAGACAGGCCACATGCAAAGCTATCTTGGAGAAATGGACAGCAATGTGCTCTACACAAAAAACAACGAGGACGTCCATCAGCTTCTTTCCAATGGGGTACAATTCCCCAAGGCGATGGCTGATGACATCCTCGCTAAGAACAATATATCACAGGCAGAAGCAAAAAGCAACCGGGATATTCTCTCTGAGGTTCTGTTTGGGAAGAAACGGGCGGATATGGATGCCATGACGCCGGAGCAGCAAAACGCCATATATCAGGCCAATGAAGCCGGAACCGTGGGCATGGATGCCACCGGCAAGGTGTTCCAGATCGACCCGGAGCAGCACATTGACCGGCGGCGGATGGAGACGGTGGGCGGCAGAGACATGAACGCCTTCCAGTTTGACCACCCAGAGCTGCACCGCTATTATCAGGAAGCGGCCAACGCCCTGATTGCGGATGCAGACCTCTCCCTCCAGCAGCCCATGAGCCGCCGTTATGAGCGTACCATGGAGGGCAACGCGGTACAGCAAGCGGCGCAGACCTCGCCTCACCTGCGGCAAGCCATGGACGAAACCGGTCTCTCCCGTGACGCCATCATTGACGCGGCGGAACGCATTGTAACGGACCACGGGCAGGAGAACGTGGCGGCGGCCAAGCGGGTGGAGCTGATTCTGGACGATATGCTCTCCCACGGCTACACTACCATGGCCGGCGAACAGGTGGGACCCAACAGCGGGTATCTCACCGCCAAGCAGAGCATTTTGGGCGCGGGTGAGCAGGTGCGGGGCCGTGGCTTAGAGGATGTGGATGCTTTCGACACGCCGGGTGACGCCGTGGCGGGTGCGGTGAACACGCCCTTTGACACCATGCAGGCCAAGAGTGATGAGTTTTACCCGGTGAATCCCAACAGCGCCCAGCGTATCCAGGCAGAACAGCGGCGGGCACCCTCTGAGGTTCCCGTTGTGAACCCTGACACCGGGCGGAATGTGGAGAAAACGGTCTCCACCATTCTGAACAGCCCCCTGACCTCCCCAGAGATGGCAACCGTGTATGAAAACGCTATTGCCGGCGGCGCGTTCGACTATGACGTGGTGACGGACCGGAGCGCCGTACAGCAGGCGCAGGCCAAGATCGCGCGGGACGGTTGGCGCGAGGTGGCGAACAGCTTCATTGCCAAGGCGGAGCTTGGACAGCGGATCACCAAGGCGGACACCGCCGAGGCCATCAGCGCCTACAACCTTGCCATTTCCGAAGGAGACCACAAGGCCGCCTTTGAGCTGGCAACGGCCATTGCGGATGCGGCCCATGACAGCGCACAGATGGTGCAGGCCATGAACCTGATGAACCGGTTGACGCCGGAGGGCCGTCTGCTGACGCTGCGGCGGCTGGTAGACCGAATGAATGACCGGGCGGCACGGCAGAACCGGGCACCCCGGCAGAACACCACCAACAGCGGAGACTTGGAAAGCGCACGGGTGGACTACATCGACAAGGTAACGGGTTTCACCCTCTCTGACGAGCTGGCCACCAACTACCTGATGGCAGAGACGGACGCGGAGCGGGCGGCGGCGTGGGACGCCATCACCACCTCCATCGCGGACCAGATCCCCAGTACGTTCCGGGAGAAGGCCAATTTCTGGCGGTACACCTCCATGCTGACCAACCCCACCACCCACATCCGCAACATCATGGGCAACGCCATTCAGATGGGCGCACGGAAGATCAAGAACGGCATCGGGACCGCAATCGAGCGGGCGGTCATCAAGGATCAGAGCCAGCGGACAAAGGCCGTGAATGTTGACAAGGATCTGAAAGCCTTTGCCAAGGGCCAGTATGAGACAGACCAGAGCGCGGCTATGGGCAGCGGGAAGTATTCCGATGCCACGGCAGCGGGCATTGAGCGGGAGATCCAGAGCAAGCGGAAAATGTTCAGGGGGGAGGACGTTCTCTCCCGTGCCGTGCAGGGCATCGGAGACCTGAATAGCCGCGCCCTTGACTATGAGGACGTGATCTTTAACCGTGCGGCCTACGTGGACAGCTTCGCCCAAGCACTGCAAGCCAAGGGCGTGACGGCGGCAGAGGCCCACGCGGGCACCAGAGCCGCAGACGTGGAGGCGGCACGGGCCTACGCCATTGAGGAAGCACAGAAGGCCACCTATCGCAACACCACAGCGCTTTCTGAGGCGCTGTCCAAGCGCGGCCGGTATGATGCGAGTGACAATATTGTTGAGCGCGGTATAAGTTTTGTCACCGATGCGCTTCTCCCCTTCCGCAAGACCCCGGCCAACATCCTGACTACGGGTCTTGATTACAGCCCTGTGGGGCTTGGAAAGGGCATTAAAGAAGCCATGTTTGACGTGAAGTCCGGGAAATGCACGGCGGCGGACGCCGTGGATTCCCTTGCATCCGGTCTCACGGGAACCGGCATTTTCGCGCTGGGCGCTTATCTGGCGGCGGAGGGGCTGCTCCACATCCGGGCCGGTGACGATGACAAGGAGGAAGCCTTTGAGAAGTCCATGGGCGGGCAGGATTATGCCATCCAGATTGGGGACAAATCCTATACATTGGACTGGGCGCTTCCTGCGGCAATGCCCCTGTTTGCTGGCGCTGCCACCATGAAATCCGTTCAGAAGGGCGGCGGAACATTTGTTTCTCTTGTAGATGCCATTAAGAATATCGGCAGTGTTATTTGGGAAACCTCCATGCTGTCCTCCCTGAATGATCTGGTCTCCTATTGGAGTTATGCGGATGATCCGGGGGCATATCTTATCAGCAAGGCGGCCAGCAGCTACGCCGGACAGTATATCCCCACCATCGGCGGCAAGGTTGCGTCCGTATTTGATGATACGGTGCGCAAAAGCTATGTGGAAAAGGGTTCCGGGCAGGTAGCCTCTGACGTGAACTATTTCTTGCAGGGGGCGGCGAAGAAGGTCCCCGGCGCACGGAATCAGCTTCAGCCTATGGTGGATATGTGGGGCAACGAGGTCTCTAACGGCTCCGCACCGGAGCGGGTGTTCCAGTCCTTCTTCTCCCCCGGCTTCCTGAAGGCGCAGGACAACAGCCCCGCCACGCAGGAGATCCGGCGGCTGGCAAAGGCCACCGGAGACAGCACCGTTTATCCGGCGGCGGCGGAGAAGTCCTATACGGTGAAGGGTGAGACCCGGACCATGACCGGCGAGGAATACACCCGGTACGCCAAGGCCATGGGCCAGACGCGGAAGGAGCTGGTGGAAGCGGCATTGAAGCTGCCCGCCTACAAGTCCATGAGCAATGCGGAAAAGGCGGATTACATCCAGAACGTCTACAAGTACGCCAAAGAGACGGCCCGTCAGCAGGTGGACCCCAAGTATGAGCCCAGCGCCAAGTGGATTGAGAACGCCAAAACGTCCAAGCGGGACATCGGCGTATCCACCGGGGAATTTCTGGCCCTGTACCAGAAGTACGGCAGCGAGAAAATGAGCGGAAAAGCCTATGAGAAGGTAAAGCAGGCGCATGATGCGGGACTTTCCCCAAAAGAGTATTTCTCCATGAAGGACCGGGCAGACGCAGACGGAAACGGCAGGGTCAGCAAGGCGGAAGCCAGCGCCGCCCTTGCCAGTAAGGAAAACCGGGCGGATCTGTGGGACATTATCTGCACCACCAACGCCAAGAACCCCTATAAGTAAGAAAACACCCTCGCCGTCTGGCGGGGGTGTTTCTTTTAGCTTTTACATCATGGACAGGAGCGTTTTCACATGGGCGGCGCGGTCCAGCATCCGTTCATGCTCCCAGTCCCAGACGGCCTGCATGGCCTCCGTGGGATGGTGACCGGCGTCCTTCGCCTTTTCAATATGGCGAACGGCCATTTCGTGGAGCCGATTGGCATGGCCCAGCTCCTGACGGCTGAGGTCGGCGTAGGTGCTGGCGTCCTCCGGGTCCTCGGTGTGCTTGACAGCCTCACGGGCGTACTTCTCGGCATCGTCCAGTTCCTCCCGGATCTCTTCGGCCAAGTGTTTGATCTCGTGCATACGATCCTCCTAACTCTGCTTGATGAGGGTGTAGAGCTTATCCACATCCGTTTCATTCAGCGTGACGTTCCCAATCAGGGGGATATTGGTGGTGACGGGGCCTTTGGCGGCTTCGGTTTTCAGGCAGGCGTAGATCTTGTCCAGATCGACGTTCCCCGCCTCATCAAAGACGCCGAGGGCCTTCATGGCGGGATGCTCCCGGAGGGCGGAAAGGCTGGCGTCCAGATTGCCCAGGGCCATAGCAGCCCCGGCACCGACGGCCCATTTCTGCCAGCCGGTGAGCTTGCCGGTGAATTCCTCATCCACATAGCGGGCAGCGCCCTGCTTGATCTGTTCCAATGTTACCATAGATTCCTCCAATGACGGGAGAGAGGGGCGCTATGCCCCTCTCTTCTTCCCTCTTCGCCTCTTAGCAGCCGCAGCCGTGGCCACAGGTGGAGACGGGGAGGGGGTTATAGGTGGACTGGGGCGTGGTGCCGGTGCCGGTGGTGATGTCCGCGACCATTTTGGGATAAAAGGTGGCGTTCGTGTAGGTGACGATGGTGTTGTCAGCGCACTTCCGCTCGTCCCGCTCCCGGGAAATGGCCCCGCACAGCTCGTTCTTGCAGCAGTCCACACGCTCCTGCAACAGCTGGAAGCTGTCCTTGGTGGCCTGATTGTTGACCGCCTGAGAGGCCAGCACACCCTGCACTTCGCCCAGCTTGCCGTCGATGTACTTGTACATCTCCAGCATCTTCTGATCCTGATAGGTGTTGGCATCTCGCAGGGCAATGTCGCTGCGGAGCTTGGCGTTCTCCTGCACCATGGACAGCTCGTAGCGGTTGACCGTGTGGTTCTCGCTGCATCCGGCCTCCGCCGCCATACCAGCGGCAAAGGGGATGACGCGATTGCCCAGCAGCATCCCGCCGAGACCGCCCAGAGAGTTCAGGACGCCCAGAGACAGACCGGCAATGCCGGTGCCGAGAGCAGTGCCTGCGACGCCCTTGCTTGCAAATTCAGCCATAGAGAGATTCCTCCTTCTCTAAAAATACACCCCCTGTTTCCGCGCGCAAAACAAGCGGTGTTCTATGGTTACCGTACCACAGGACACCGCTTGTCATGGCTTAGAGATGTTTTTTGTTTGGGCGGGAGATGCCTGCTTTATCCCGGATGGAGTGCAGACAGGCGTTCACGGAGGAACGGGACAGATACAGCTCCGCCGCCGCATCCTCGATCGCCCAGCCACGGCGGCAAACCAGATTGAACACGCGCCGCTCCCGGTCGGTGAGATAACGGCATTGCTCCATTTTTTGGAGCTGCTGGACAGTGTATCGGTATTTCATATTGGGCCTCCTTTACGAAGTGCCCCTCCCCTTTGATCTACCGATGCAGGTGGTCAGGACCCCTGCGCGTCTATCATGGCTAACAGCTTTTCCAGATCGTAAAAATTCCGTGGGTTCAGCCCGGTTTCCCGCTGAATGAGCCGAAAGCGGTAGCGGATGGAGTTATAGTGCAGGTACACCGCGCCGCCGGTCTTTTTCATGCTCATGTTGTTCTCCGCATAGGCTTTCAGCAGTTTTTTGTCCCGATCCTCCATAGCTTACCTCCTTTTGTTGCGTGGGACGGCTGGCAATCAGCCGTCCGCACTGGGTTTTCGCTCGCCAATACTGCAAAAGCCATCTGGCGGCATTGGTTCGTATGTTTCCCCGCAGATGGGGACGTCACCGGTTCCGGGTCCCCAATCTTTACAGTCCTTGCAGCGAAGTACCTGCACCACATCGGCGGCAGGCAGCTTGCCGATAGCAATTTTAGCTTCACACAGCTTGCGATACATTGCGTGTTCAAAGCCTTTGAATGGCTTAAACTTCTGAAATTCGTTCTCTAATTCGATCAGCAGATTGACCACTTTGCGTTTCTCGATGTACTCATCCATCTTACTTTCTACCCAACAAGTACAGTTTCAGCCACAGGGGGATGTCGGCGGTCAAAATGCTTTTGAAATAAAACACGATAAACGCAATGCCAGCGGCTATGACCACCGTCCAAAAGGCTATCATCAGCCAGTCTTTCAGCTTCATTCAGCACCTCCGTCCTTTCTCTCACCAAGGCTGCAAAAGAACGTCCTTGTGTCCTTATCAAATGGCAAAAACACGATGTTTGTTTTTGGGCAAAATGCGTATATATCTTTTCGGTTCCACACGCACAAATGCTTGCAGTCCATGCACCGCACCACAGGCACAACATCGGCGGCAGGAATACTGTAAAAGTCCTCCGCCAAATCGTTATAGGCGTCCGCATAAATTCCGCTTTCTCCTCCAAGCTCTTCAAATGCTTTTTGGCATTGTTCTGATTGCTCACGGATATAAGCGATTGCCGCCTCGCGCTCAATGTATTCAGCCATTTCCGTTACCTCCGAAAATCAAACGCACAACTTCCATTTGACCTTCAAGAATCATGTTTCGGTCATGCTCTTTTTTCAGCTTTTCTTCAATGTTGTGTACCTTTTCGCACATACAGTTGTACTTGTCTTTATATTCCTCATAATAGGCTTTATAATTAGGTACACAGGTCATCTGCTTATTTCCTTCAGCCATGGTCAGCCCTCCTCCACATAGCACCAGCTCTGGGGCGGGCGTTCAAGCGTCCTCCCGCACTCAACAAGATTGATGCTCCCGTCAGGGTTGTAGTCATATTTTTGATATGAGCAAGCAACCCTGCGCGACGGGCACGATTTATCATCATTTTTATACCTGCACACAGGAAAAAACTCGCTCAGTTTCTTCGGCATATCGTAAATTTTCAGCCCGGAGATATGCCAGCCGTAAAGCGGTGTTCCGTGCCCATAATCCCATAGAGCCCCATTTTCAAGGCAAGTCTGAAATACATAATCATCGTCAATGTCATAGATGCCATACGGTTCGTTTGCCGGGGCAAGTCTATCTATGCGGTCACAGGTAAACTCCCCAATGACCTTGCCGCCGCCGTAAAACTGTGGCATTGGATAGTTCGTCGCTATGAAGTCCTCGTGCGGATATTTTGGCAGCGTGCAGTAGATGTAACATTTGAACGGCGTGTCCAGCTTCGGTCTGGTTTTTCGCACCTCAATCGTCTTTTCGCCGTTGGCGATCTTCTCCACCCACTTGGGGCGGATGCTCAGCATAACAGCCTTACTCATTCTTCATTCCCTCCAGTGCTTTCTCCGCCCCCTCGCGGGTCAGGAATACGGTCTTGCCGATGTCTGCACCATCATTACGCAGACGATACGCGCAGAACCCGTCCGGCTTGCGATTGCACGTTGACATACACAGATTATCCTCATCCGTGCAAACAGTTCTGATGTCCGGGGCTTCAAGCTCCATTTCTCGCGGCACATTGTCACGGCCAGTCACCCATAGCGTATCGCCCACCTTGCACGGCAGCACCACCAGCCGACCGGCTCTGTCGGCTTCGACCAGCTGGCGGAACCTGTCCAGTGTCTCACTGGCTTTCTGCTCACCGATTAAGTCCTCCAAAAACACCCAATAGGCGTGGAACTCCTCCGGCGTCAGCCCAGTATCTTCATGGTCGGCGAGGCGGTTTGCCGCTGAAATATAATCGTGATTCCTTACCCACACACCATAAAGTACTTTTGGGTCTGCGCAATTTGCGTCTCTTGTCGTTAATCGTTCCATCTTCTTTCCTCCATTCTGATCCTCGCTCACGGCTTTCCCTCCCACGGAGATTCAAGCCATTTTTGAATTTCACGCCAACCTGCTGGCATCGTCGAAACACCAAAGCGGCGTTCCGTAATGCAATCCATTCGAAAATTGCACAGCACCCCGGCCAGCTCGTTGTCGGTCATGGTTCGGATCCGGTCGGCAATGGTAACGGGCCACGTGCGATACGGGCACTTTTCGATTGCGGCGCATTTTTCAACGTCATAGCCTATCTGCATGGGGCAGTTTTCACCGGTGCATTTTTTCATCACATTCCCTCCGTCCTTTCAAATCTGATCTTCATTTGTGCGGGGCACAAATCAACCTCCGGTCTGCGCTTGCCTGTCCATCGGAGACCGCCAGCTTGCCCGATGCACTTCCACCCGGCAGCCCGTAGGCTGGCCCCGTTTTCTGTGTCCAGAATATAGGTCACAAGCCGTTTATAGCCCATAGCCCGTGCCGCCCTCCACGCCGCCGCATACAGCATAGAGCAGGCGTTGCGAGTTCCGTCTGTGCAAAGCCGGTTGACCTCCAACGTCCAGCCATCGTCCAGATGCCGGGCCACCGGGCGCCCCACAATGGCAACGCCTACGATTTTCTCTCCATCGGACAGCCCAATGGAAAACTTGTGCCCCACCACAGGCCCGTGGTGTCGGTGGTACTGCTCAACGTAGGCATTGGCTTCTCGCAGTGTCATGGGACACACCTCAAGCATTTTCCACCTCCTGCGATTCCTCGCAGGCGATCAATACTTTCATACGCTCTCCAATTCCCCGCCGCAGGCGGCATAACCGGCAAGGTCAACGAAGCAATCGCCCGTTGCCCGGTTGCCCTGAATTCGTGCGATTTTCAGCAGCGCCATCATCATGGCAACGTCCTTCGCCGTAATCATGTGCCCGGTGTATACCGTCCAGTATTGCCCAATCAGGCCGAAACTGTCCTCTGGTGTTCCATAGTCGGTTTCCCTTCCTCCGCACACGCACTGCTTGGCAGCGGCTAAAATCTCTTCACGGGTCATTCCTCCACCTCCGCAGACCAGAATTGCCGTTTGCAGTCGGCGCACGTATCGGAATTTTCTTTGTTGCAAGCGCCTTTCCCATGCCTATACGCGGCTGAGATCGCAAGCGGGCATATCGCTATGACACCGTCTTTTGAGAGTGCCGCCTCCGGCCACTGCTTCAAGAACTCGCTCTGGCGGGTTTTGATGGGGTGCGCGGCAGCCCACTGCTCGACTTGACTAACGAGTGATATTGGTTCAATATGTGCGATATTAAGTTCTTCACCGTAATAATCCGGGTTGCTTTTACTGCGTTTTTTCAGTTGTTCCAAAAACTCAACGGCTTCCATCATTTTTCCTCCTCAATGGTGACCTCCACGCGGGAGGCTCCGGTTGTCTGGTACTTCCACACCGTCAAAGCTGCGATTGCGCTGTCATCGTTGTAGGCGTGGCCGTTCAGCGCATCCAAGATAGCCTTTGCCACGTTGTCAGCGTCAGGGCGCTTGATGTGGAGCGTACCGTCCATCGCAGCGGCCTTCTTCTTCGATGTACTCTTGGGCACCGTGAAGAACGCCGTGACGGTGGCCCTGAGTGGCACACCCGCCGCAAAGCCCTTTCCGCTCTGGCACTTCCAGCACTGGACCACCTTGTCCTCGTAGTCCCGCGTTTTCTGCGGGGTGTGTGCATGGCCGTCTTTCGTAAACCGGGGACGTCCCTTGCCCACCGGAATACCGGGAACGGTAAATTCAATCTTCATCAGGCTTTTCCTCGCTTCCGGTCAGAATCAAATCTCCGTAACAGACTTCTCCATCCCGCAGTTCTGTGCAGCGGATCGTTTTATCACAATCTTTGCTGGTGCGATAAACGGATATTCCTGCAAAAATCCGTTTCTTCGCGCTGATAAAAGCCCCGGCCTCGATGCCCTCGCCGGCCTCGATGCCACAGCCGGCCTCGATGCCATAGTTAGCCTTGATGCCACAGCGAATAATGATATTTTTCTTGGATTCAATTCTGCCGTTTACCACAAAGCGATCATCCAGAGCAATTTCGATCATTTCATCAGAGGTCAAATCCCCTTCCAGCACATAGTCGCCGTTGGCAATACGCTTCAAGCCATTAAACATTTTATCAATCTTCATCGTTTTCCCTCCCGAAAATTACAACCATAGACGGGAACGGAGCGCTATTCCGACACCCGCCAAATTTCAACCTCCCGCGTATAAACCGAATTTCCGCCTTTCCGTAGATGAAATCGTGGAACCACGCGGTATCGGTTCTGGCGGGCAACAGCATCACAACCATGCAGGTTTCTTCCGCTGCTTTTTTGACCCACTTGCCGATTTCCCGGCCATAAGGCGGGTTACACCAGACAGCTCCGCTCCACGGCTGCTTCAAGCCGTCTTACTTCGGTGTGTAGAACTCTCGGCACTTTGCGTTTACCGGTGTCGCGCAGACATCCAGCGTAAAATGAAATTCAGCGTCTAATGCCCGGAAAAACGCATCCGGGGTTTCCCAACAATCTGACTTGCTGGAAAACATCAGGTCAGTGTTCATCGCTTTTCTTCCTTTCCGTCAATGATGACCTGCACCACCCGGACGCGGCCCAGAGGCTCCAGCAGCATAGCCACGGCTTCCTTGGTTGCCAGCAGGTCACCGTCCTCATAGATGTCAATTACAAGCCTTGTCATATTTCCTCCTTAGCCCCGCCGGAATTCAGGGCAAAAATTGATTTTGTAGGATTCGGTTCGCACCGCCTGGCTTCCCGCGTAGCACAAGATCGACGTCTGTTCCGCCTCCCAACCGGGGACAGGTTCCCCCTCTCTCGACCATGAGCAGCCGCCGCAGGCGTTGGCACAATCCCAGCAAGGCTGTCTGTGGGGGGCAATGAGGCAGTCCGACAGCTTAATATTCGCAGCCATTACACGTCAGCTCCTTTCGCCATCTTTTCCCAGTCCGCATAGGTCATTCCCTGCTTCTTCGCTTCGGAGGGGGTGGGGATGCCTGCGGCTTTCCACCGCTCATGCAGGGCTTCGCACTTCGCATAGAACTTTTCCAGTTGGGCGGGGCTTGGCTCCGCCGGTTCTGGGGCATTCTCCGAAGGCTGTTTCGGTTTCGGTAGATAGGGGACAAGCTCGGAGGCGTCCGGCGGGAAGCGGTTTTCCCTGGCACGAATAATGACTGCTTGCTTTGCGTCCTCATAGTTCCACGGCTCCAATACAAGCGCCCAGGCTTCCAGTACTGCGGGGATCCTGGGATTTTTCTTTGCACTGGGGTAGAGGGTTTCTATCAGGTTAAACAGTTTCTGGATATCTTCTCTTCTCATGTAGAACCTCTGTAGTACTTCTGTTGTACATCTATCTCCCCCCCCTAAGAGAAATATATATA